TTCATGTTGACCATGATGTACTCTAGAGTGCTTTATGCAGCTGTGCGTCTTCAAACACGTGCTTTCTTTTTCACTTTCAGAGTCTCATTGTGCGTGATCTTCCTTGGCCTTGTGGCTTCCGACAAGGTTATTATGCTTGGTTCCGACTTGATGGTCTTTGTTTGGACACTGGCATTTTATCCATTCTATTGGCTTGTTTGGAGACGAAATTTCAAGACCGCCAGGACTTTGTTTAAATTAGCCATATTGCGCATGCTGTTGAAGTTAATAAATTGGGGCCTTGTGCTCCATTTCATCTCCTTAAATGCAAAGTCAGATGTCAAAGGTTTGAACTTAAAGAAGAAAACTTTGCGTTCTTATTGGAACAATATGATCCTGGATTTGAACAAAACAGTTGATAAGATAGCTGTGCCCGAATTCATCAGATCCTTGCCAGACAGGTTTGACAGGGATGCAATTAATGAAACTCAAGAAATTTTGTCTGAGCTTGGTTGGCCAACTGCACCAGTTGTATCGGCTAACAAACCCACTGCCCCACAAAATATAACAAGTTACATTGACCATGTGATTGGTACGACTTCTATAAAACAGGGTGTCACACATCTGGACTTGCAAGTTGCCAAAGAACTGTGGCGGCTACGTGACAACACTAAGGATTGGAAGAGAACTGAGCAATATGCCACGGAGGAAAATGAGTTAGAGTCTTTGGCCCGGTACTTTGAATCATTACCTATTGAAGGGCTTGATGTGTCTGTCAATGAGGTCATGGTTTTGGTGGGAGATATTTTCCGCAACTCAAAACTCACTCCTTTCCACCATATCCTTAGGAAGTGGGAGAAGAAATATGGCTTAGGCCCTTTCTGGGGAGAGATCACCAAAAATGGCAAATGGAGGAAACTTAAAAGATCAGCTTTTATTAAGTCCATTGGTGGCATTCCTGCAATGCTCCAGTTATGGGCCAAGACTTTTAAAGTTGCCCCAGGCCTTGTGCCTGTGGCCGGAGTGTCTGTTAAAGGTGAAGCCTTGCCACCGAAGAAATGGGAAAATGATTTGGTTCGCACAGTCATTAGTGCCCCCATCGTTCATTACATCTCATCGACTTTGTGGAATTATTTTCCAAACCATAATTTCAAATTTTGGTCTACTAATATCAAAGTTGGCATGCCTCTCAATGGTGCTAATATTAGTAAGTTGATAGCAGAGCACGACGCTTATGACAATCATTTCGCAGGGGATTTCACAGCTTTTGACTCAACTGTTGGAGCATCCGTTGCGAAAATAATTGCTGGGGTGAGGAAGAAAGGGTTTTCACGTCATCGTGATTACGCCAAAATTTGTTTCCTTATTGACGCTAATTATGAAGCCTTGCTTAAAATGCCAATGATGACCACATCTACCGGCAATATTTATAGCAAGAAAGGAGGTTTGTCGACTGGGCACTCATCTACGTCAACCGACAATTCTCTGGCAGTGACAATTTATTATCTTGCTGCCTGGAAGGCCATCACAGGCCTCTCAGCACATGAG